TACCAATGGGAACTAACGTTAAGTATCTTAAAGAAAATAATCTATTTGAGGCACATGAACATTTCATGCGTCTCAGTGAGGCATATATACCAACAGTCTTACCAGAAGAGGAGATAGACGAAGATGGTGAAGATATGCAAGACCCAAACGCTATGGGTGGACAAGACCCTAATGCTATGGGAGGTGCTGACCCTATGGGGGGTGGCGGTATGCCTCAAGACCCAAACGCTATGGGTGGACAAGACCCTAATGCTATGGGAGGGGGTATGAATGACCCTATGGCTGGAGACCCTAATGCAACTGGTGGTGCTGACCCAAGCACAATGGGTGGTCAAGACCCTAATGCTATGGGAGGTGCTGACCCTATGGCTGATATGGGTATGAATGACCCTATGGGGGAAGACCCTATGAGTGAAGAATCAGAAGATGATGGAGAAACTATTGACATTGATGGACTCACGAAGGCTCAAGATAAACTTAATGTTAAACAAAACCACATTGGGAGAGATTTGTCAAAAGTAGATACAAGAATTGATACTCTAATAGACACTATTAACAATCTTTTATCAAAAGTCGATAGTAATAATAGCGAGATTGAATCATTAAAAGCAGAGTTTGAGAAAAGGAATCCTACTCAAACAGAGAAATTGAACCTACGCTCTCTAGATTCATATCCATTTAATGTCAAGCCAAATGAATTTTGGGCTGAGAAAGCAAGACAAGGTGGATATGAAGCATATGCAGATAATGATGAACCTACAACAAAAGAATATGTCATTACAAATGACGATGTAGATAATCCGTCTGATGATATTGCAAATACATTTTTTAAGATTGATGACGATGACATCCAGACACTAGAAAAAATGTTTAATATCTAATGAAGACAGTTAAGTTATCTGAAGAATCATATAATAAGCTTAAAAAAAGGCTTGTTAATGAAATTGACTATGGTAACGATGATTTACCCAACTTATTTAGTGAAATTGAATATAATATTAGTGATGCATTACAAGTGGTTAGAGACCATTTGATAATGTGTAATAGGATGAATCAGCAGCCAAATAGTAATGTTCTACAAATAAAAGAACATCTTGAAGCAATTGAGAAACTAGTTGATTTTACCACTATATCTTAATATATTTTCCCAGTTATTGTGAAAAAAGTAACTGGGAAATTTGATTTTCCCATTTATTTTTTATATCTTTGCGTTGTAAACTTTAAGCACGTTTTGACGTGCATATAAAATAATTTTTTTAATAACATTCAATTTATGAACAACAAAAATTTTAGCGTTAACATTGACGCAGAAGCTGTGAAAACTCAGTATGAACAAGAACAAAAAACTTTTATCCCTAAAAAAACTCAATTTAATGAGAAAAATTATCTTCAAGCGAGGTTAACAAATAACGAAACCTCTAAAACACTAACAATTAGACTGTTGCCATTCTCCCCAGAAGGTGGTAGTCCTTTCAAGAAAGTTTTTATGCACACAGTTAAGGTTAATAAAGAAGTTGCACCTAATGGGTGGAAGACCTTCGTATGCCCTACACATAACAAGAAAGACGGTAATGTGATGGGTGACGGTTGCCCATTCTGTGAGACATCTGCAAAAGCAAGAGAACTAAAGTCGAAATCTCTTGACGAACCAACAAAGAAAAAATACGGAGACGTTGAATTCCTTAACAAGGTTAAGGAAATGTGGATTGTGCGCTGTATTGAAAGAGGACATGAAGATGATGGCGTTAAATTTTGGCTATTCAATTCATCAAAAAAGAAAGACGGTGTGTATGATAAAATTATGAACCTTGCCAGAATACGTTCAGAAGCAGCAGCAAGAAAGGGTAATACATATAGCATATTTGACCTTAATAACGGACTTGACCTAATTGTTACGCTAACAAAGACTGCTGATAATAAGACATCAATACAAATCGTTGATGACGGTTTCCCATCACCTTTGACAGATAATTATGAACTTGGCATGTCTTGGATTCAAGATGAGAAGAACTGGTATGATGTGTATACTGTCAAATCATATGATTATATGACAATCATTGCTATGGGAGGCGTTCCAGTTTTTAATAAAGAACTTGGCAAGTATGTTGATAAGGAAGAAATGAACAAGATTAAAGAAGAGGCAGAGCAGAAGCGAATTGAGGATGAACTTACAGAGGAAACTAGAGATTATTCTGAAGTTGCAAATTCAAATGAAATAATCGTTGATGCGTCAAACACTGCTGATGATGATAGTGATGAGGATTTACCGTTTTAAACTAAGCAATGTTATAATTAATATGAACAAATGAGTAAACTGTTTTTTTATTATGGGTCAATGGCTTCGGCAAAATCTCTGAGGCTATTGACCACAGCCTACAATTTTGAGGAAAAAGGAGTACAAATAATGGTATTGAAACCAGCATTGGATACTAGGGATGGAGAAGGCGTAATACGTTCTAGGGCTGGTCTTGAGCGTAAATGCATAATGGTTGACAAGGATGTCAATCTCTATAAAGCGATAAAGGCTTATAAGAATGTATTGGCATCGCAGTTGGAAACACTTAAATGGGTGATTATAGATGAATGCCAATTCTTGACGGAAGAACAAGTAGACCAATTATCCGATTCTGTTGATTTCTTAGATGTAAATGTTATGTGTTTTGGATTGAGAACTGATTTCCAAAGTCATCTGTTTCCTGGGTCTAAACGTCTTTTTGAGCTTGCTGATGATATTGAGGAAATAAAATCAACTTGTGAATGCGGTGAAAGAAAGACATCAATTAATGCTAGATTTGACGAAAATGGAGAAATTATAATTGAAGGAAGTCAAGTTGAAATTGGAGGAAATGATAAATACAGAGCAATATGTAGGAAATGTTGGAAAGATAAAGTTAGAGATAAAATCAGTAAATAGATATGGGTGATTTTTACAATAAACATACAATATATGATTTATTTGAAGATTTCTTATTAACAGAAAGTGGTGTTTTTAAAACTGAAACGCCATCATTAAAATTTTTAAGAGAAAGCCAAGGAATCATAGACAATTATTATATGATAATTGACGAAATTTATGGCGAATTAATAAAAGTAAAAGGAATGCCTTATGATTCGAACATTTCATATCTAATTTATAGATTGAGGAATTATGAAATTAAAACAGAGTGCTTCATCAAAACGGTTAATATTAATGTATTGGCTGGTAAAAAAGGTTTAAATTATCATGGAAGTTATTTTATCAATGATTATGACAATGCTAAAATTTCCAAAGATTTGAAATTAGATGATGTGAAAATAACAATTGGGATTACAAATGATGATTTGAGAACAAATGAAAGTAAAAACGAATTTTTTATGGGCATGGCTCATGAACTTCATCATGCGTTTAGGTTCTACAACATTTGCATATCAAATAATAGTTATATTGCCAATGAAAAAGAAATATCATCAAAATATGGCAATTTGATAAAATTAATGGCTTTTGGTAATAGTTCGGATGATGATTATAAAATGGCTTATTCGCTTTACAATATTAGCAAAAATGAAATTATAAGCGAATCTAATAGGCTTTATGAATTTATAAGGCAGAACGAAAAAATAACAAGAGATAATTTTGTTGATTATTTAAAAGATTTTCCTTTATATGATAAATTGGTGTCAGTGCAAAAATATCTTAGCTATATTGATGATATAATCTATAATAAACAAGATAAAAATAAAGAAATAGAGCTAGGATTGATATATATAAAACTAGCAAAATTGGGGGATATTAATCCAGAATCAGCATTCGTTAAGTTGAAATTTAAAGTCTCATCTATGTATGAATACATAAGGCGTATCTTTATGAGAACGATTAATAAGGCATTTGACGATTTTGGAAGAAAAAATAAAATCTATGATATAGATGTGAAAGAAATCATAGAAAGAGATAAACATTTTGCACAATTAAAGGAAATTTTAAATAAATGCTAAAAAATGAATAATTTACGTAAATTTATAAATAGTTATGAAACAACCTATTAAGAAAAAGGAATTCAAAAGACCAAGTATTGAAAGTATAAAAGAAAAGCTGCAATTAACCATGAAGGATAACTTGGATTATGACAAGTCGGTTGCTGATAAAGAAATGGATTTTATACCACTTCCAGAAGCATTTTCCGATGCAATTAAACTTCCAGGTATACCTAAAGGATATTTAACAATAGTTACTGGTTGGTCTAATACGGGTAAGTCTACAATTAAAAACTGTTTGATTGCATCTTGTATAAATAATGGAATTATTCCAGTAATCTATGAAACTGAAAACAATTTTGATTTTAAGTATGCTATAGATTGTGGTATGAAAGCAACACCAGTTTATGGCGATGTGGAAGTTGAAGATGTAGACGAGGAAACGGGCGAAATAACAACGCATACAGAAAAAAGAGTGATTAATTATACTGGTAGTTTCTTTTATTTCGATAGCAGAATGCTAGCTGACAGATATGGAAATAGAGATTATTCTACTGGTAAAGAATCTAAAACTAAACGTAAACAAGCAGTACTTGAAGATATTGCATATTCTATAAATGATTTCCTCGACAGACAAGAAAGTGGAGAAATACCATATCCGATGTGTTTTATTTGGGATTCAATTGGTTCAATTCAATCTTTTAAGTCATTAGAAAGCAAAAGCGGAAATAATATGTTTGATGCTGGTGCAATATCTCAAGCATTTAACAACATTATTAATAATCGTATTCCATTGTCAAAAAAATTGAACTCTGAATTTACTAATACATTTTTTTGCGTAAATAAGATTTGGAACGATTCAATGAATTCTATGGGTGGTGTGCCTTCTATAGAACTTAAAGGCGGTAAGACTTTCTTCTATGGAGCAAGATTGATTATTCACCTTGGAGGTATTGGTAAGGCTTCAACAAAGAAATTGACTGCAACTGCAAAAGGAGAAACTTATAATTATGGCATAACAACCAAGATTAGAACAACGAAGAATCAGTTGCCTACACCTTGGAATATAACATATGAAGGAGAAATGTCTTGCGTACATAATGGTTTGGTAAGTCCAGATAGGCTAGATGAATACAAGAAAACCTATATAAAAGACATACTATCTAAACTTGAAGAAGGCGGTGAGACGGTGGAAGAGTCAGATGTTAAGTTTATTGAAGAGGAAACAAACGAATAGGTAATAACATAGAAATTGACCCAAATATCTAAAAATGAGCAGCCAATTACGGTTGCTCATTTTCATTGTTTTAATTATGCTGCTAAATTTTATAGATATTTATCGAATAAAACAAATTTTGATGATATTTATTATTAAAATAATGAATTTAATATGAATAAGAAAGTTATAAGGCTAACAGAAAGTGACCTTCACAAGATTGTGAAAGAATCGGTAAATAAAATATTGAAGGAGGCGAAATATGATTATGAAAATCAAGCATATGATGAAAAATATGATGGTGAAAATACATACTTACAAGTTTCAATGATGAGTTCACCTGAAATATATATAAAATGCAATAACGGTAGAAAACCATCGTCTGATTATATAAAAACCTATAACATTTTATCTTCAAATCAACCAGAAAAAGTACTTGACTTGTGGAGAAAATGTGCTTATGAAAGCAATGTAGTAACAAATATTTCAGATGAACGTAAATTCATCGTTGAAAAAGATGCAGATGGTATTTATTTAATGATTAGGGTTGATAGCAAAGAAGATTTTCAAAGGTATCAAAGTGGAAATTGGTAGAAATTCTATGCTACCATCAATCCAATTCTAATCTCAGACCATTTACGTACAAGTCCAATCGGCTTGTTAAACATAAGAGCAATCACATAGTTGGTTGCTCTTTCTTTATGCATTTGCCTTTCATAAAGAAATACTGCTAACAAGTATATAGTTACCAAAAATGAAATGAGGAGATTAAAAATATTTCTTCATTTTTTGTTTTTTTAACATTTTTTTATATATTTGCAAAAATTAACAATTATAATGGAAATTAACAACAGAAAAAATGATTCAATCGTGGAAAGAGAAATAGCAAAGTTCTTAGATGAAAAGTTATATTCCAATAAAACACTTTTCAAGGAATTTGCTAGGACTGATGGTAAAGAAGAACAAATTAGTGGCTCAGATGTCGTTTTAAGCACCTCTGACGGAGTTTTATATAGGGAGGTGGTGGATGAGAAGGTAGCTGCTAGATATGCGAATATGGGGCTTAATACGTTCTCATTGGAATTATCGTTTATTGGTAAGAATGGAAAGAGAAGAAGCGGATGGTTTATTGACAATACCAAGAAAACCGAGTATTACCTATTAGGTTGGATTGTGAGGGCAGATATACCAAAAAAAGATGATGGGAGTGATAGATATGACACCAATGTGATTAACCAACGGAATATCAAGGAACTAGATTGGGCGTTGGTATCTAGGCAGAGGATAATGGATTTCCTTGAGAGTAAAGGATGGACATTGGATAAATTGGCATTGCAAGATAAAAAAATAAGGGAAAACGGCAAAGTCAAGACAAAAGAGTTCATTGATGATGTGTCATTTAGGTATAGCGATGCATATGTGGAAAAGCCTATAAACATACTACTCAAAAAAGACACGTTTATGAAATTGTCTCATATGCATGGTACAATTGTGTGCGAAGAAGAACAAAAAGAGGAAAGAGAAAAAAAATATCATGGGAATAAAATCATTTTGGAGAGCAAAATTGTAAATGATAATTTCACAAGCTACCTTTATGAAAATTATGATATACAAAATAGGGATATTACGACTACCGAAGTTCCAATGCCATCAAAAGAAGATATGGAAAAAATGAATAAGAGTCATTGGAATATCATGCTTATCTGCGGTAAAAGCGGTAGTGGTAAATCCACGATTTTAAAGGAAATAGGCAATGTTATACCAATCACATATGATTATAATAAGGCGGTAATTAGTCAGTTTGAAGGATATAGTGAAGAAGATGCATGCGATTTACTTAACGGAGTGGGTTTATCATCAGTTCCAAATTGGCTTAGGAAACCAAACGAATTATCTAATGGAGAACGAGCTAGATTAGATATTGCAAAGTCGATATATGATGCAAAAGGTGGAATAGTAATTTTAGATGAGTTCACTAGTGTGGTTAACAGAGCAGCTGCCAAATCAATGAGTTTTGCTTTGCAGAGATATGCGAGACAAAAAGATTTGAAAATAGTGATTGCTAGTTGCCATTTTGATATAATAGAATGGCTAAATCCAAATTACGTGTTTAATTTGAATCATAAAGACGAAAATGGTAATGTTGAACTAGAGAAAATGGTGTATAGTGATGATGCGGAATATAAAAATCAGCAATATGTAAAAGAAACTGAGGTACTAAGTGAACCAAGAGTAATAAATTAAAAAATTATGGATGAGAAAGTATTAGAAATTGTTAGAGATTACGTTAATGAGCATTTAGATAAATCCGACCCAATACCACAATTTGAGGTCTTCACGGTTTGGAAATGTAAGATACTACAAAATTGGAAGTATTTGGCATCAACAACATTACCAGATGGTATGTATTACGAATTAACATATGATGGTGATAAAAGAAGATGGTATCTTGATGCTTATAAGAAGTTTGAGAATAAATGTATTGAGGGTTAAACACTATGGGAATACAAGATGCTATTATGTTATTGGAACATCATAACAAATGGAGAAGAGGCGCAGATATACCTATGGTCAATCCAACTGTTTTAGGTGAAGCAATTGATGTTGTTGTTAAAGAATATAAAAAATAGTTTGTTTTTACAGATTTTTTTTATATATTTGCATTATGGATAAATTAGAATGGAAAAGTATTGATGACCTTCCAATGGATGAAGAACAATATAAGAAAGTATTGATTCTATCAGAAGGAAGACTTAGTGGAAGCACGTCTTTATGTGTGTCTACTGACTATTGGGGAGTGTTTTTTGATGATAGAGATTTTGATTTGGAAAATGTCTATAATAAGAAAATAAAATTAGATGATGGCAGATTTTCTTATGGTAGGTTTGGTGAAAAGAAAATACCTATGGAGAAAATCAAAGGTTGGATGTTTGCGGACAATTTAATAAATTTATATCATGGCAATGGATAGAGAAAAATTCCTAAAATTAGTTGAGGAATATAAGGCTAAGAGAGAAAAAGAAAGGTTAGAACACCCAGAGAATTTTAAACGTCAATATCCTTATGAACTATTTGGTGTTGAGTGTGGCGAAGGGTGGAAATCATTATATCAGCCAATATTGGATTATGCAATGAAACATAATATAGAAGTTCATCAAGTCAAAGAGAAATTTGGTGCTCTTAGGGTATATTTGGCTTCTTATGATGATACTGTTAGGAAAATGATTGATGATGCAGAGGAAAAATCATACAATACTTGTGAAATATGTGGGAAACATATAGACAAGCCAATAATAGAGAAACATTGGACATATTCAATGTGCAATGAATGTCACAAAAAACGTAAAAAATAAGTGAATTAATTGATATGAATACGTGAAAATAGTTAAAGTTAATCATCCAAAAGGACAAAGACCATATATACAACTTACAGTAAGAAGAGTAGAACCTAGTGTTTGGAAAAGCATGGGGTTTGCAAAAGAACATTATTTGACTGCTGAACTTAATAAGTCTTGTAAATGCTTGTTATTTGAATGGGATGGGGTTCCAGTTGGTTTTGTGGGAATACTTAACACACCAAGAAAAGGGATACCATATGGATGTTCAATCTCAAGAATAGTAATTTTGCCAGATTATCAAGGTTTAGGTATTAGCACAATTATTTTTAATTTCTGTGGAGGTATTGTCAAATCTTTATCTGATGAAGAACACGATTATAGACTATATATTAAGACAGCACATAAAAAATTTGGCGAGGCTTTAGGCAGAAACCCAAATGTTAGGGCAACAATGTTTGACGGTAAAGGAAGAGATAAGAAAGCAATTGAACATGATAATCACCGATACCGAAATAGACTCCAAAGAGTGAGTTATTGTAAAGAATATATAGGAGATAAAGTAGACGGATTCCAAGATATACTTAGACCAATAGGAGAAATGAGAAAAGAAAAGGCTAGGAAGTAAATCCTAACCTTTTTATTTTTTTTTTTAGATGAATTCTCAACCAACCACACCACGAACCGAGTAGCCGTAGTAACGGAGGCTGAGGTCCACGAAATCCTCATCACTAACGAAGTACAAGTAGCGTCCGTTCTTAACACTAGAATAGCTAAGAGAACTACTCCAGACGCTTCCGTCTTTACCTACGTGCGTGACACTGCCATTGATAGCGTTACCAGCAGCAGGAATAAACAGTGTATTTCCATTACTTACACTTGTGAACAAATAGCCATAGACCCCATTTACAGTTGTCCATGTCTTAGTACAGTTGTTAGTATTTAATAACTCTTGGAACTGTGCCTCAGTAGGCATATGCCAATTACCTCCCCAATTTGCTCTTGCTGCATCATCTTCAAGGTCTAACACGGTCTTACCATCTGTTGCATTGTACTTTGACATAGTTGAACCTTTGTCTTCAGTCCATTTATAATCACTCCAACTAAACGCTTTTGTTGAAGCATTGGCATATCCCTCAGTTTCACCCCAAGCGAAATAAAGGCCATAGTCGGTCTCACTTGTTGCGCCCACATTCATCGTTGCCCACTTCGTTCCGCTTGGCAAGCCAAGGTCAACATATGCATGACCCTTATAAGGGTCTGGGTTATAATGTACCTCATTCTCTTGCGCACAGAGACTTATATTAGGCAAAATTAAATTTTGCCTAACTCCTTCATACTGAGTATGATTTTCAAATTTCTTTAGATATTTCATAATATTATGTATTTTTATTTATAAATATTTTTTTGTTTGTGTTTTTAACATTTTTTATATATATTTGCATAAAGTGAACAATATATGGAAAATTTTAAAGTTATCATAGCTGGTTCACGAGGTTTTTCAAATTATAAACTTTTAAGGGAAAAATGTAACCAATACCTTCGTGAAAAGAGAAAAGATTATAACATCATAATAATTAGTGGTGGAGCACGTGGTGCTGATACACTTGGCGAAAAGTATGCCCAAGATGAAGATTTTTCATTGGAAGTATTTCCAGCGAATTGGAATAAGTTTGGTAAATCTGCTAGTTTTAGACGTAACGAGCAGATGGCTGAAGTCGCTGATGCGTTAATCGCTTTTTGGGATGGAAAATCTCATGGAACTAAGCATATGATTGAAATTATGGAAAATAAAAATTTATTGGTAAAAATTGTGAATTATGAAACAAGTGACAAGGCATAAGTCAACTGATTATACTTATACTCTTTTAGTCGATGGCAATAATCTCCTAAAAATTTCTTTAGTTGATAAGACCATGAACAGTAATGGGGAAGAGTATGGTGCAGTTATGTCTTTTTTAAGAATGTTAGGAAATGTATTGAATAAGAAGGATTTTAATTACTGTATAGTATGTTTTGATGGCATTGGCTCTGGTGTTTTAAGGTGGAAATTCTATGAGGACTATAAGGCAAACAGAGGTAAGAACTATGAATTGCATGACCCTAATATGAGCGATTATGATAAAAAACTGATTGCGTTCCAACAAAAAGTATTATCATATTCTAGGAAAATGAAGAATAGGGATGAAGAGAATAACGATGAGATTTTTGAAAGGGAAAAAAACATAATTAATGCAATTCTTGAGGAACTTTGTATAAGACAGTATGAATTTGAGAATGTTGAGGGCGATGACATTATAGCCTATTATATAAAGAATAAGAAACCAAATGAAAAAGTTGTCATAGTATCATCTGATAAAGATTTAACCCAACTTATCTCAGATACTGTTATCGTGTATAATCCTAGACTAAAAGACTTTATTACAAAAGATAATTCTGTTGAAAAAATTGGCATAACGCATAAGAATGTTGTGCTTGAAAAGATACTATGTGGAGATTCATCGGATAACATCAAGGGTGTGAAGGGAATGGGTGAAACTACGTTGCTGAAGCTGTTCCCTCAGATTAAAAATGAAAAAACCGATTTAAAGGCTATTATAGAGCGTTCAAAGGAGTTGCTTGAAGAGAGGAAGGCAAACAAGAAAAAGCCTCTCAAATCGCTTGAAAACATCGTTAATGGTGTTACTGATGGGTGTCAAGGAGATAAATTATATGAGATTAATGAAAAAATCATAGATTTATCCCAACCACTGCTGACTGATGAAGCAAAGGAATCTTTAGATAGTGAATTATATGCTGTGATGGACACTAGTAATAGAAGTATAAAGAATGTATATGAGATAATACGCGCATATAATTTAACAGAATTAGAGGATGAGAATAAATTCAGCAATTTATTTGCGCCATTTGGGAGAATTACAATGATGGAAAATAAACGCTATAAAAATTTTTTTAAAAAATAATTAAATTAAATTTGTTTTTTAACATTTTTTTTAATATCTTTGCATTGTAATTGAGATTTTAACAATATATGTTTAACTTTTAACAATTTTATTTATGGAAAATAAAGAAAAAGATTACAAAGAAGAGAGGTTTGAGTTTACTGTTTATGTAAATGATAACATTATCTGTAAAAGAAACTTTAGAATTTACAATTTCATTGAAAACAGTATGAACACGTTGGAATTCAAGGAAAAAATTGACGAAATTGTAGGAATTATTGATGATGATTTGAAATCAAAAAGCCGTGTTTATACGTGGTATTACTACAATCCGCAGTTTCCTGAAGACAATGAAGAGTTTATTTCTCCGTTAATTGAACCTTGGGCTTGTACCTTTAAACTTGTAATCTCTGATAACAAGCGTGATGTAATCACAAAGATTTGGGATGGATATGCATATCCTAAGTATATCCGTGAAAAGGTTGACCTCAGTAATAAGAATGTCAAGGTGACCACCAAAGATGGACAGTCATTTGTGTATGACAAAGAGTCGTTTTTTAAGTCAAACGAGGGTAGATTGTCATTTGAGCATGAAGTACTGAAGGGGATGATTATTGACAAACAAGATGTTTTATTGCAAATTACGAAGAAAATATGCGAAATTTGCTCTCCTAGTAAAGATGAAATAAAGGAAATTAATCCGAAAGGATATTTTGACCCAAGAGATAATAATAAGTATCTCAGCAAGTATACAGTAATTGACGAATATGGCAATGACAAGAAAACTGAGAAAGCAAGCGGCCAAAAAGTAAAACCAATAAAATACTCTTATAGTCTTTATCTCGCCAATAAAAAGGTGGAAAGGGATTGGGAACGTGCTGTCCAGAAGAAGACTAATAAGTATTTTAAAGACATGTATTAATAAAATAATTGAAAATAAAGTGGGTTTTTAATGGCTCAGAAAAGAAACGATTTAGGTTATTTAGGTGAAGCATTCCAATATCGGCTTACTCACGAGTTTATGGAAAACCACACTTTTTTTGAGGATTTGAGTAGTATAATAGACCAGAATATGTTTACTGACCCAAACCTCAAAACACTTGTAGGAGTTATGAAAAACTATTATGAGAGGGAAGGTCACGTTCCCTCTTATGATATGATGGAAGTTGAATTGCGAGATATTTCACACTCAGAGAAAGAGACAGAAACGTATCTCGCAATTCTTGAAAAGGTTCGTTCTTGTGCAAGTGATGGTGTGGACAGAATCAGAGAGTTGGCTGAAAAATTCTTTAAGCAGCAAAACATAATTAGGACAGCAAACGAAATCCTTAAAATTGCTGGTAATGGTGACACCACCAAATATGAAGCTTGTGTTGATTTGCTTAATGATGCGATGACAAAAGGAGTTCATAATGATTTTGGAGAAGGGTTGTTCGACCATATAAATGAAACTCTTTCAGATGATTATAGAACACCAATACCGACTGGAATTGGCAAAATTGATGAGGCACTTGAAGGAGGTCTTGGAAAAGGAGAATTAGGTGTGATTATTGGACCTACCTCATTCGGGAAGACTAGTCTCACAACTGCAATGGCTTCACATGCAGCATGTAACGGGTTTAAGGTATTGCAAATAGTATTTGAGGATAGAATAAAACAAATTCAAAGAAAACACCTTGGACGTATTACTGGCATAGAAGCAAAAGACCTTTCAAAACCAGATGTAATTGAATTGGTAAAGCAAACTATTGATGCTTTCCCCCAGAAAGAACAGTTGGAAAAAAACTTGAGAATTGTGAAATTCCCAAGTGGGGAAAAGACAGCAAAGCAGATTGAAAGGTTCATTAAGAAACTTATCAACAGTGGTTTTAAACCAGATTTGACTATTATTGACTATTTTGAATGCTTAGAGCACGAGACGGATAGGTCATCTACCAATGAGTTTTCACAAGAAGGTAAAACAATGCGTAGGTTTGAAGCGATGGCTGGAGAACTAGATATGGCAATTTGGATACCTTCTCAAGGAACTAAAGACTCAATAAATCTAGAACTTGTTACAATGGACAAAATTGGTGGTTCTGTGAAAAAAGCGCAAATAGCCCATGTGATTATGTCAATTGCTAGAACTGTTGATGATATTGCAAATAACAAGGCAACTATTGCGATACTGAAAAATAGAGCAGGTAAAAGCGGAAAAGTCTTTAACAACGTTGAATTCAACAATGGAACATGCCGTATTAGTACTGATAATGTGGATGAACTAGATAGTTTATTTGAGCTTAAAAAGAAGCAGCAAGATGCGCAACTAAATACTCAGAAAGAGATATTTAATATCATAAAAAAAGAAAAAAATTTAAGCTAAAATTATTTTTAAAATAAAGATATTTGGTTATCAGACGATTACGATTTTGATGGCCAAATTTTTTATTTTTTTAGCAAATTTTATTTTTTTCTGATATATTTATTCTTACATCAGATGCTAAAAAAAAAAAGAAAAGGTTAACCGATTGAATATAAAAATAATGAAATTAAAAAAGTTTTGCTTTAAATGGAAGTAAGAAAAAGCGACAGTTCCTTTGAGGAATACCAGCCTTTGAAGGTAAAACATGGAATATGCGAAGCATATACATCAGTAAATGAAGTTTGCCCTGATGGACTTTTAGAATCACTTATCAAGAATTTGTTTATATATGATAAAATTTCTTCCAAAGAAATTAGAAGACAAGTTGAAGAGGCTCTAATGTCAGTAAATAAGAAAGTGGCAAGAGCATATATCAAAAAATATGAAGAAAAAGAAGGAAAAGATAAAACGTTAAGGACGGATAATGATTTTATTAGGGATTATATCAATGCTTCCAATGCTTCTACTGGTTCAAAATACGATTCCAATGCGAACGTTGAAAACAAAAATGTTGTTACTTTAGGTCAAGAGTTACATAAAGGCAAAAATATTCAGCAAAACAGATACATTATGCATAATAAAATTAAAGCATTGTATTCAAAAAAACTTGCTGACCAATATATAAAAGACCTTGAAACACACGTTTTATATAAGCACGATGAAAGTGGAACGCCAGGATACCCATATTGCGTTGCAATAACTATGTATCCGTTCTTAATAGATGGTTTAAAAAATCTTGGCGGTCAATCAAAAGCTCCAACAGACCTCAAATCATATTGTGGAGAGTTCATTAACTTAGTTTACTCTGTATCATCACAATTTATGGGTGCTGTGGCAACACCAGAGTTCCTTATGTATATGGATTATTTTATCAGAAAGGATTATGGAGAAGACTACCTAGATATACTTGATAAACAAGTTGAACTTAATAGAAAAGGAAGAACACTCGAACAAGTTATTGAGAATTGTTTTCAACAAGTAGTTCATTCAATGAATATGCCAGCGGGTAATAGAGGGTAGATTTGTGCCCTTACTGCGTTAAGAACTTTATCAAGTTCTGTTATACAAGCAGCAATTTAACAATTGCATAAGCAAATAATACTTGTATAGCATCGGGGAAGGTTTTATAAAGTCAGTGTGCTTTTTGGAACATATGTAATATTTATATACGTAAGCACACACAAACGATTTCTATAAAAATAATCCCGAACCAAATTAAATAATTATGTATGTATATCAAATTATTAATTCTTTAAACAACAAATCATATATAGGAATAACTAACGATATTAAAACTCGTTTTGAATACCATAGAACTAGATATAATAAAACAAATAAAGATGAATTCATAGAAAAGCCATTATATAAAGCATTTAGAAAATATGGTATTGAAAATTTCAAATTTATTGTTTTATTTGAAAATTTATCTGTAGAAGAAGCAAAAAGCAAGGAAATCGAATTAATTTCAGAGTTGAAAACATTAACTCATGAAAATGGATATAACATAACAAAAGGTGGTGACTGGAGAAGTAATTGTGGAGAAAATAACAACACCACAATACTAAAAGAACAAGATGTTATTGATATTAGACGAAGAATTGCTGATGGTGAAAATATAAAAACTGTTTATGAATCATATTCTGATAGAATAACATTCAGTGGTTTTCAAGGTATATATCTAGGAAGAAATTGGAAACATTTGGGGGGCGTTATCAAAAACATTTTACCTAATGGGGCATCCATAAGTAAGGACACAGTTTTGAAGATTAGGAAGATGTATGAAGAAGATAAAAAGAATCCGCACCAAATAGCGAAAGAATTAGGGCTAGAATATAAGAAGTGTTTAAGAATTTGTAAAAGAGAAACATATAAAAATATTTAATGTGTGTAGAGAGCATTTCCTTTGTAGGAAAGTATGTCCCTATTGATACGGGTACAGAAACACGCAGGCGTTTTATACGCAAAAGGTGCTCCACAGTATTAATTCAATCAGTCCAAGATTGATTAGTACTTTGACCAAACGGTCTTTTGGAACGTTGGATATTTTGATAAGAATTATTTTGATGGCGTTTTTGGCGATTTTAAATTTCCAGACGGAAGTGCGCCAAAATGGGAAACTTTATCATGGCTGCAAAAGAAATTTATGAAATGGTTCAACGAAGAAAGAACTAAATATGTATTAACTTTCCCAGTTGAAACAATGGCAATGCTTACAGATGGGCATGATATTGTTGATAAAGAATATGCAGATTTTACCGCTGAAATGTGGGCTGAAGGGCATTCATTCTTCTGTTATTTGAGCGATTCACCAGATTCGTTAAGTTCTTGCTGTAGACTTAGGAATTCTCTTAAGGATGGCGAGGATGACGATGAACATAACCACACGACACACCAATTCTCGATGGGTACTGCTTCTGTTGCTACGGGTTCTAAATCAGTAATGACAATTAACCTTAATAGAGTAATCCAAAACGCAACTAGAAAATACTTTGAAGAGGTGGAGGGTATTGAACTAGAAAAAGGTGTCCAAGTAAATATAAAGAAAGTAAAAAATAAAGAATTACTCTATAAATATATTTCCACTGGTATTACCGAAATGACAGAGAGGGTACATAAATACCAGAGGGCTTTCAATGAAATTGTGAAAGATTTCCTAAATGCTAAAATGCTAGATGTTTATAGGGCTGGATTCATCAATATGCGTAAACAATATCTTACAATCGGTGTAAATGGATTGACAGATGCAGCAGAGTTTTTATCTATTGATGCTAACCTTAATGAAGACTATGAGGAATTTGTAAACAATATTCTTGAAACAATTAACATTTCAAATAGAAAGGACAAGACAAGAGACTGTATGTATAACACTGAGTTTGTTCCTGGAGAAAATCTTTCGAATAAGAATTATAATTGGGATAAAAAAGACGGTTATTATGTATCGCCAAAACATATAATGTATAGCAGTTATTTCTTTAACCCAGAAGACACGGAGTTATCACTTCTTGATAAAATGAAACTTCATGGAAATAATTTTGTTAAGTATCTTGACGGAGGACAAGCAGCACATCTGAACATCAATGAACATCTTTCATTTGACCAATATAGGCAGTTACTAAGGGTTGCGTCAGAATATGGATGTAGTTATTTCACATTTAACTGTAAGAATACTGTGTGCAACGACTGCGGATATATTAGCAAAGACACATTAGATGTTTGCCCTAAATGTGGAAGCCACAATATAGACTATTTGACTAGAATAATTGGCTATTTGAAACGTGTTAGTTCATTTAACGAGGCAAGACAAGTAGAAGAACATATGAGAAGTTATAGGCAATAATAATTGATAAAATTAGTGTTATGTTAGATTTAGACAAAATCTATTGTGGGGATTCTGAAGAGTTGCTTAAAAATATTGATAGTAACACAATTGATTTAATTATAACCTCACCACCGTATGATGATTTAAGACATTATAACGGAGTTTGCAAAGATTGTTGGAACAAACAAAAATTTGAGGCAATTGCGACTGAGTTATCTAGGGTGCTCAAAGATGGTGGGGTTTTAATTTGGAATGTTGACGATAAAACCGAAAATGGTGGCAAAACAGGTACTTCTATGCGTCAAGCATTGTATTTTATGGATAACTGCGGCTTAAAACTTAATGACTATATGTATTGGAGGAAAAAAAATCCAATGCCACAAGTAAAGCAGCCAAGGTATACAAAACGAATTGAGTTTATGTTCTGTTTTGTTAAAGGAGATAAACCTAAAACATTTAACCCAATAATGATACCATGCAAATCTGCTGGGAAACACTACAATTCAACCGCTAAGAATATTGGAGGTGAAAATGGTAGAAGGAATCTAGATTATAACGTTAATCAAGAAATGATAGATTTCCAAGATTGGGATATTGCAGTTGCACAAAATAGAAGACTGTTTGATGTAAGCAGTGGTAATAAGTTGAAACATCCAGCAGTATTCCCAATCGAGATACCAATTAGGCATATTAAGTCTTGGACAAATGAGGGTGATGTTGTTCTTGACCCGTTTATGGGCAGTGGCACGACAGCATTGGCAGCATTGGAATTAAACCGCCATTATATTGGACTTGAAATGAATCAAGATTATGTTGATATTGCAAACACGCTAATTGATGAGAAAAGTTGTGAGATATGATTGGTGATTTAATAAAAAATAAAGGATTTAATATCAATATGGATTCAGATGGTATTTTATCTTTTTTGTTTTTGAAACTTGGCGGATTTAATAATAAAATAACTGGTTTTAACACTTCTTCTGATATTATATTAAGTGCGCACAATTTGTTAAATAAAGTTTGGGATGACGTTTTTATTGATATTTTTGTACAAAATAAAAACACAGTTTCTTTTGACAATCATGTGGTTTTATACCATCCAACAAAAATAAATTTTAATAAATTGAATCCAAATATTTTAATTGAAGAACATTTTGCGAATTCACACGAATCTTATCGTAATAAATATCCGCTTTCAACTAATATATTTATACTTTCTCTTTTAGAAAAAGAAAAATTAATTACAAAAAGAATAAATTCTAGCAATTTAGCAAAAATAGGTGCAAATATTAATTTATATGATATGATTTTAAGAGCCGATGGGGTATTAAATACATTTTGCGGAAAGTATAGGGGAAATGTAGTAAATTGGTTTGAAAAGTTAATTTCATATTCAAATAGCGGGGCAAATATTATTTCATTATTTGAATATTTATCTTCTTTAACTTTTGAGGAAATAAAAAGGAAAAATAACGCTATAGAAAATTTTTATCAAACTTATGGACTGACTAAAGATGGCGGTTATAATAGAAACATTAGTATTAAAGAAAACGTGTATTTATTAAATAATATTATGAGGTCGTTTGCTAGTTACCTAGGAGTAGAATTGAATGAAACTAAAAATACGTATCACATATATGAGGGAATAGTTGGCGAAGGGGAAAAAGTTATGGATTTAACATCTTTAGATACATATGCGTTTGTTAAAAATAATCAATATCTTAAATATACTATGAATTTCAAAATAACTAATAAAAGAGAGGATTTAACAACATATGATTGAAATATATAGAAAAGAAGGTTGGAAGCTCAATCCTAACGATAGGGTTGTGAATGCGATTCTCAGAAGATG